CATCAATAAATTGTTTTACTTGGTCAAAACTTCTACCATATATTTGAAATATCTTTTCAACTTTTTGTCCTAATGTATCAAACTCTTTTAACGATGCGGTAACCAAAAATCTTGAAATAAGGTTTGTTTTAAAAGAATCTAAATTAACGGCAATTGCTTGAATTTCCTCCAAATATCTATCAAATAAAAATGACCTAATATCTAAATTCCAATCACCATCTTTTGGCCAAGTCACCTGTTGATACTCCGTATATTGTTGTCCAAACTCATTTTGTTGTGGAACTTGGAACACCGCAGTATATTCAGGACGAATTAATCTATTAACTAAAAATTGTTCAACCTCATCAAAGTCTTCTAAGAATGTTTTATCAACAATAAAATCATTTGGTCTTATTTGATATCCACCATCAAAAGTACTTGCCGTAGTTCCAAAAGGAGCTCCCGAAACATAAAAACTAATATATCCAGAACTTAACGTCTCTGATGGTTCAAATGATAATACTTTATAAATGTTATCGTTAATACTAACACAATAGTCCAAATATGTTTGATATAAATTTCTATATGGAGAAACCGTAATTTCTCTAACACCAAGATTAGTCGTAGCACTAAGTGAGTAATCAATATCAAATGGATTGTTTATTCTATCAACATTAACTCTAAAATAAGTTTCATCTGCTTGAGCATCATAAATAATATCAGAAGCAGTATTTCCTGTTGTATAGTAGATACTATTAAACATAACATCCAAAGATGCCGGAAAATAATTAATAATTTTTGTAATAGACACACTAAATCTTTTTGATAGTGAACCATACATTGAAAAGTTTAAAACTTGAGAAACATCATAGTTAGGATAAACTTTAAATTGTGTTGCAAGTATTCTTCTACTTTCTTCAAGGTCATTAATGTCCAACATCTCCAAAGATATTGGTTCAGAGAATGCCCCAACATTAAAAGTTCTATTAACTTTTTCTGTTATTCCTGTTGTGAACTCGAAATTACCTTGCGTAAGTCCTCCCCCTTCAACAGTTTGTAAACCTACAATGTTGTCTGAAAAAGTTCCCGCTCCGTTTCCGGGTCTTGGTGGATAAAAAAACTTACTACCTGTAGCCATTAACCTGTGATGTTTGTAAAGTTTTTACTGAAATCAATATTAGTTCCTCTACTTTGTCTAACCTCATATAACAATGCGTTAAATTGGTCTCTAATCTCATAAAGATTGTACTGCCTGTAAATGTTATTTTCAGCATCGTAGATTGTGTAAATACCGTCATCAATAGATTTAGTTTGATTTCCGTAAAGAGCAATAGCAAGAGACGAAATATCGTATTCAACCATTTCAATCTCCAACGTCAATGGGTTAAAGAATGTATTTGTAATAATAATACTTTGATTTGGTTGACCAATAAACGGAGTTGCGTTTGGCTTATTTGTTGGTGATGATGAAGGTGATAATGTTAAGAAGATTAAATTTGAATCTCCATCAACATATCTATATCTAATTGATTTTTGTGTTACGTTAACTTCGTTTGTAATAACTGGTTCACAGAAAAATGCTGAAGTGATAACTCTAAAAAAGTTAGGTATCTTTGAACCATCGGGATTTAAATATTCAACTCTAAATCCAGTTAATCCTTGAGCAACAAACTTATTTTGGTATTGTGCAGGAACATTTGAAATATCAATAATAATACCTTTAACGTTTGGTAATGCAGATAACACACCGCAATCTGTAATTATTGTTCTTATCTGAGCTGGTCTTATATATAATGTATAAATTCCAACCGCATTGAACGTATCGGCAGGTAAAGTTAAATTGTATAATCCACCTAAAACCTCAACACCAGCGTTTCCACCTGTCTCGGTATTATTGAAATAAGACTTCAATATAGATTGAGCATCCAATTGTGTTAACACAAAATTATCTGTTATATCCCTCGTAGGAGTATAATTAAGTATGATTTGTACGTCTTCAGGACTTACGTCTGAAGGTCTTATAGTACCATATGAGCCAATTGCCATAAATTATTATTTATTTATAAATAGTTTAGTTCTTTTTTTCAACATTAAAAAATCCATATCCGTAGTTAATCATATCGCCCAAGTTATCGACTTCTCCTAATCGTTGTACTCTTTCATATGCAGAGTTCTTTCCACGCTCAACGAAAACGTCAGTTTGGATTTGAGCTTGGTCAACAACTTTAGTTAAAACCTCCTCCTTTGTTATAGGACGAGCAGTTAAATTATTTGTTGTAAACCCTGATGATTGTTCGAAAAATATTGTTGTTCCGTCAACGTAATCATAGTAATCAACCAAATTAACTGTATAGGCTGTGAAAGTTGTCGCAGTATTTGTTATCTCTCCCCAAACCACACCGTTCCTCTGAACAGGTTTTCCAACAATATATTTAACAGGACCATATTGAGCAAGTTCAGTTAATTTTGATTTGGTTAAACCTGATATGGTATATGGAACCGAAACATAGTTATTCGATGTTTGTGCTGATACCGTATTCTCAGCATCCCCATTAAAAATATAATCATAACTAACAGGAGTGTTCAACCAATTACCACCAGCAGGAATAAAAAACGCCGTCCCGTTTGGATTATTTGGAACCACATTTTCATATGGTGTTGTTACTTTTTTCTCAACTCTTGTTATTCCCCAAGGATTGGTTTGTTCAAGAGTGATTGTATATGTCCTATCCGCAATAGGATAGGTGTGGCGTAAAAAACTCGGAGTTAATGAGGTAATCGATTGTTTGACCGACCCGTCTCCCCAGTCGACCCTATATTGTGATAAATCCAAAAACTTCTGAAACTCACTCGATGTGTTATAAACATAATACACATAAGGGTTATCCGTTGTCGATGAAAAGATAAAATTGGCAACAACGTCCTTCTGTAATACAGCACCATCAAACGGACTATAATATCCCAAATCAACCGCACTCTGAGTTATCATAATCGGAATAGTAAGTCCCGTCAATAATGAACTACCATTAGGACCAGCACTCAATACCTCAGTCATGGCAGAATAAACACCAATCGTAACTCCAGTGTATGTGGTACTAACATTTTGACCGTTTAAGTCAACCCTAAATAAATCACCACGAATGTTCTCGGGAGATACTACGTAATTATAGACATTTTCCATTATGGGTTAATATATTCATACCATTTTATGGGAACCGCAGTTCCCGCTCTTTGTTTGTAATTATTGTATATGTTTTGGGCGGGGTTTGTATTAAACACCTGATAAGTTTGTTTTTCATAATCAAGTTCCACTCGATAATAGAAAAATCTTGAGTTATCAAATGTGGTTGTTGTTCCTGATGATACCGATTGAGGCATATTCATCATCTTTACAAACACTCCCTTTTCGGCATCATAAAACTTTGCCGTCATATAAAAAGTTCTAATATTTAAAAACGTTCTTTTCTTTAACCAATAAAGAAAAAATCCTTCTTTATCACCAACATAATCCAAAACAAAATCAGGTTTTTTAATCTTAACCAAAGTCTTATTCATTATGGCATCCATTGTTAAACCTTGTTGTGTTGGAAGAATTATTGTAACATAATTTGTTTGTTTCTTCTCATCCAAACTATCATATAAGTCCAACTTAAAAAATGAATTTGAGAAGTTGTTATTATAATAAAAAATTTGTTGAGCGGTAAAACCTTCCTGACGATAATCAATACTCCAATTATTTACGTTATTAACAGATGTTCCACCTGAATGGAAATAAAATTGATATTGAACAAAGGTATCGTCGGTAGCGCCAGTTTGAGGTGCGTGAGCAAATCTTGTCACCTCAAAGTCTCTACCAACACCAATAACTTTATTGATGGCTTCAACTTCAAACTCATCAATGGCTTGGTCCAAACCAGAATAATCCCAATCCAATTGAATTGGAAATGTAATGGTCTTATCCGTTAAACCACCATCTTGTCGTATTGTAAACTTATTCACATCCATCTATCAAAGGTTTGATTGGGAAGTTAATTCCCAATAAGTTTTCATTATAGTTTATTCCCTCAGGTATTAATCTAAAATTAACATCACTATATGGGTAATGAGCCGAGTTTAAAAAAGGATAATCAACACCCTGTTGTAAGTTATCTACAAAACCATAAGTATATAGGTCCCTCCATCTAAACTGCTGGTCGGCGTTTGAAAAATATGAATAACTTGGTACTCCCTGAATAAGTCCTAAATTTCCTGTCTCAACATAATCAGAAAAAACTCTAATTCTCATCAATTGATGTGGTTGATAATAATATCCAGGAGCATTAGTATCCACAGTTCCAACAGGACTGATTGTATCAGTTTCATCCGTAGAGAAATTTGTAGAATATTTTAAAGATGTTTGGAATACATTTTGATTAAACTTTAACTTGTGGAAATATGGTGAAATAACTCTTTCCAATTGTTCATAATCATTCCACTCACAAAAGTCTCCATCAATCGTATCACCCGACATTAAGTCTTGGTTATAATAAAAGTTTTTGGTGACACCACTTGTTAAAGTATATCCCGAAGTTTTTATATTGGTATTTGATGTTGGATTATTATCTTGCCACCAAGAAGTTGCTGTTGGGTTAATATTAAATTGCCAACCCTGTTTCAACCCAACACCAACATAAGGTTTATTAATCTCTAATGAACTTGGTTTGTTAAAATATCCTGTGTATCCTTTATTAATAACGGTTAAGAATATCTCTGTTAATGGTCTTTTTTGATTATCAGTTATGTTTAATAAATTTAAGTCGTAAGCCAATGTAACGTTATAAGAATTACTGCTTGTCTTTTGTGATATTCTGGTAACGTTATTTGGTGTTATTGAACTATATTCTAATTTCTTTTCTTCAGTAAATAAGTTCTTTTCAAAACCGGCTTTAGTCATAATACAATCACCTGCGTTTGTCATTATCTTATGTTGTCTAACATAATACTTAGAAGTTGTTTCAAGATAATTTTCGGGGTTTATAACTCTTTTGAATGTACCACTAACACTATTACTAAATGTTGTTCCAGTATATCCAATATTGTATATGTTAAAAATATAAACATCACTATCAAACAAATCATTACCTAATGAATAAACTTGGAACGTATCAATCTCATTATAAAAAAAAGATAATTTAACAAACTCACCTGGCGTTAATCCGTGAGGAGCAATACATTGGAATTGAATAATACCATTTCCATTCTGAGTTGAATTGTTAATTACAAATGGAATACCTTCTGAGGCAATCCAACTTCTATTTGCATTATTTAATGAATACTCTAATTGTTTAGTATAATCGTTTGAATACGGATAACTAATATAATAAGTCCAATTATATGTGTAGGCACTTTTTGCCTTATATGAAATGTGTTGGTCTTTAACATCAGGTCTATAAAAATCAAATTCATAGTATTGAGGAAATCCATTCCACACACCCGAACCCATTGAAGATATTGGGTCAATATAATATAAGTTATATTGGAATGGTAAGTAATTTGTTGTACCAGTAAGTGTGTTAGCATATAAATAAGTCAACTTAAATGTTGGTCTAAATACTGTACATGCTTGTCTTTCATTATCAAAAACTTGTTCTAAGTTAATACTAGCACTCCTATCAAACTCAGTTAACAGTCGTGTTTTTTGAGTTAACGAAATATCAATATCTTGGTCAACAGCAGGTGCCGACTTATATTGTTGACTACTTGGTATGATTGTATACTTATTCACTTACTGAGTATTTTGTTTTAAATTTATCTAACGCACTTTCACCTTTAATTAATCCAAAGTAAAAATGAAACGGAGCACCAACAGTAAATTTACTATCAGAACCATCTAATTGTGATGAGTAATTACCACTAGCATCCAAACTAAAAATGTATCCTCGTGCACTTGTTTCACCGGAAACTGTATTTAAATTAATATTACGACTATAAAAATAAGTAGGTGACACGTCATTTATTCTATCTTGAGTTTGATATCCTTTATCTTGAACAATATCACCACTTCCTGTTGCCCAATTATTAAATTGATTTCCAAAAATACTCCCACTTTGGTTTCCTAATTTCCATTGATAAAAAGGAACAACTTGTGTTTTAATTCCATAGGTAAAGGGATAATTAGCAGTATTTATACTATTTCTAAAATTAATTCTACCAGGACTTAAATAATCTTTTAATTGTAAATCTTCAGTAGTTGATGAGAACCATACCGCCATAGTTGGATTACGAAGTGAACCTAAAATTTGTACAGGTTCATTAGTTCCTCCCGTTGATACATAATATTGTGCATTAAACGGAATAACACCTTCTTCAGAATTAATCGACATCAATTGAGCTAAATCACCGTCAATTCTTTTATATGGTCTTGAAAATAATTGGTCTAAAGTGTTACTTGGATTAATATTAAACACTTGTTGTAAATATGTTTCATCTGTAATTCTCGATATTACAAATAAATTAACCAAGTCAGATGTATCATTGTAACTAGTATCACTTAAACCATTCATCACATAAGCATTTGCTGATGGTTCAAACATTATCTCATCATAAAACGAATCTTTAAATCCAAGATTCATAATTGTAGTTGGATATTGTAACATCGTAAGATTTGTAGGTTCAATATAATTTAACGTAGATTTACCAATAAACTCACCTAGGGATTGATTATATGGACTACTTCTATAATAAAAATTATTTGTATCAGACTCAAAATAAGTAACATCTTTACAATATATTGGAGATTCTGGTTTATTTTCTTTATTGAAATATGTAATTACTTGAATTGGTGGAGCATATAGAGTACCATTAACCCAATTATTTACAAATGTTTGTGATAAAACTCCACGACAAAGTCCATAAAAGAATTTAAACCTAAATCCCCACTCAGCAAAAGATTTTAAATCTTGTTGTAAATCAGTTAATGGTTTATCCATTAATACATAACAACCAGCTTCAATTGTATCAGTTCCACTACAACCTGGTATAACACCAAAACTAGTACCACTACCACTATAACAATCTAAACTTTGAATATTTCCACAAATACTTAAAGTATCTATCACATTATTAGAAGCCACTTGGTCATTAATATCAGGACCATAAGTATCCGCTCCTAAACCAAATCTTACAGAAACAAAATCATCACCTTGTGTCTCATCTATAAGATAAACAGTAAAGCCTAAATTTTGTTGTAATAGTGTTGAGTATTGTTGAGTACTACCAGTATTAACAAAATCTGAAGAAGGTAATCTATCTGTTCTTAATACATTTAAACTTTTATTTCCAATACTCATTGGGTTGTTTTTGAAGAAATCGTAGGTACAAGGACTATAATATATTGAACCAACATTGTTAGGACTATTACCATTAACATCAGTATAATAATACCCTCCGCCAGATAAATCTTCACTCTCATCATAATACGAGTTTAATGGTCCTCTAGTAGTACCTCTAGGTCCCATAATTGGTCCCGTTTGGTTTCTATAAGTATCGTTAGTATTCAAACTAATAACACAATTAACACCATTAATAATTGTTGTTGTTGCACCCTGACTATTGTTTAACCCATAATAACTTAAATTAGAAGAATCTAACGCTCCGTAATACCCCAAATTAGTTGTAGTAAATCCTGACCATTGATTTCCCGGTCTAAAAAAATACGAAGAATAGAATGTCGAACTTTGTGTTATAAAATCTTGAACAGATACATTATTACTATTTGTTAATTTTTGTATTGGAATATTTAATCTTGTTGATGTCGTAAACTTAATATCAGTTTCTTTTGGAAAACCTAAAAGACGACCAATACCATATTCATTTGTATACATTGGAGAATATGGGTCAACACCTCTTTGTAAAATTGTTATATATTGATTATCGTAATCCTCAAATAAATCTTTATAATACAAATATTCATCAGGGTCCGAAGGAACAATTTTTGTATCTGGTCTCCAAAATATTGGAACACTTTCAGTATTATTCCAATAAATTTTAGTATATCCCTCAATTATTGATTTTAAACTTGCAGAACCACTACCTCCTGTTCTACTTGGAGGTACAGTCCAAAGTTTAATTGCATCAGATACTGTAATAGCGGTTAATACTTGAAAATATTCAATATCTGATGGATATTTGTAATTAATTTCATTTGAACCTTTAGTTAAATTATAAACAACAGTAGCATTTCCTGTTTGTCCTGTTGCATATTGAATAACCATTGGATTTATGGTTTCACCAGTATAATTTGGAAATAATGTGCTTCCACTAATTCCAGTTACAACACCAAAATCTACCGTATCCGCAGTATAAAGATAATTTTTATCTTGTGATGTTGATGGATTAACAAAGGTTAATAATGTTCCAGATTCCCATTTTTGTGTCACTAATATTGTGGTTGTATTGTCATAATGCTTTTTACCTATATTTGAATCAACATCAAACGTAACACTTATTTTATTTACACCATCAAAATATTTTTTTCTAAGATTAAAAGTATTGATTCTTTCTGCCAATGGTAGTGTTGTCGTCCAAGCAAATAATCTTCGTAATGCATTTGGTAATAGGACAATCTCAGACTTTGTAGTCCTAAAAACATATGGATTATTTATATCCTCATTTCTTGTTCCAATTGCTTGTGAAAAAGCCGTTGCTGCAACATTTACATCTGTTTGGTCACCACCAAAAAATCCATAACCATCTATCTTTGTAAGATTATTATAATATAAAACGGAATTACTTAATTGTGATAATAACCCAGATGGAATTTCACCATTTTTAGTATATGTAACTTCAGAAGTACATTCACAAGTAGTACAAGCCGGATATAATAATGATGGCAATTTTATTCTACCAAATTTTTTTCCGTAAAACTTTAAAGCAATTACAGTTAATCCAGCGGCAATTGCAAGATTAAGAATTGCCGTAGCAATAAATGGGACTATAAGGGCAAATCCAAGATTTGCAAGAGATGCTGCCGCCAAAGAAAAGTTTAAAAAAGCATTAGAAAGAAAATACCCAATAATGACACCCATTAAAGGACCCGTAAAATTATTCCAAAGATAAGCAATTACGTGATAAGCAGTAAGTAAAGGAATACCTATCATCTGTAATAATTGTATTAATATTGAAACAATAAAAAATATTAAATCAAAATTTCTAACACCATCATTGACCGGAAACTTATTAACAATAGTTTGACAATCATTATTATTAATCTCCTTAATCCCAACAAACCTACCTCTATTCTCTCCGTTCTTAAATTCATCAATCAGACCAGAAACAGTATAAACTCTATTAAAATCAAATTCATAAAAAGTGTCTTCACAGTTTATTGCGGAAGTACTATTAGTATATCCTGACCAATCTAAACCAAAATAATATGAACCTTTTAATTGAGTTGATTGAATAGTACCTGTAGGATAATCAATTGGGTCTAAAACCGGTGAATACCACCCATATTCTCTGACATTTGGTACTAAAAAATATGCTCGTCTTGTTGTTTGAGTTAAAGTTTCAGGTTGTTGCCATTTAACTTTAAATCTATACTTGGCTTTGGTTGGAATACCTATTGTTGGGTCATAAGATAATACTTTTTCACCAAACTCATTGGTTATATAGTAATCTAAGTTCATCGGTAATTCAGTTAACCACACACCATTTCCATCAATAATATTTCCGGCTTGTTCTAATTGATGTACTTCTAATATTGGATTACCATCGGCATCTTGATTGATTGTTTGTCTTATTGATAATATTTGACCAGGACTTGAAATTAACTCACAAAGATTACCTAAAGCTTCTTTAGGTCTACAAACTCTATTTCGAGTTATATCTAAACTACTTTGAAGAGCAACATTATCAGGACTTGAAAATATTGAACCCATAAAAACAGAAGTTGGTTGAATATCAATATTGGCATTATCTCTTAAATCAAAATCCGCCCTGCTAACGGCAATCTGACAAATCGCAGGGTCACCCCACAACGGAGCAACATCGATTGTCTGTTGTATGTTTATAATTTGAGGTAATGAATTTAAATCTGTTGATGTGTTAAATTGGTTACCGGCAACTTGTGCTTCGGTAGCCAACCCCATTCTAATCAAATCCTGAGGTGTTAAAGAGAACTCACCGATATCAGATAAGTCAACATCCATAAATAAAGTTTGACCACCTAATGGAGCTCCCATTATCATATAGTCACCACTATCATTTGTTTTTGTTGTATACTTGTAATACTTGTCGTAAATCTCTACAACAGTATTATCTGTTAAAACATCTAACCTACTTGGTAATGTTCCTGTTGCGGCGTGTTTAGAATATGATTTTTCATAAGGTAATAGATTATATCTATAACCATCTTCATTTCTATCATTTGGAGATTTGTATGGGTATATACTTGAAATTAGAGGGTTTGATTCATCAATAGTATCAATAGGAATAAAAATAGACACTCGGGCATTTGGTAATCCCAAACCATTGTTAGCAGTAACCCTACCAACAACAACACCATAGTTTGCACAATTTCTTGTATAAATCTCTGATTGTTGAATTTTTAAAGATAATATTTCTAAAAACTCAAAATCTTGGTCTAATTCAATATTAATTGTTTTATTGATACCAAGCTCAGTTCTTATTCTATATGATTGACCCATCTAATGTCTTTAATTAATAAATAGTTTATGTGGAATTTTTAAAATGTACCCACACAATTTAATTATAAGTTAAAGTGTTTATAAATAAACCAGTTAAGAGAAAGTAACTGATTGAAAGTTTTTAACTGAAACTTTAATATCTTTAGTTGGATATCTGATTTGATAAACCTGTGAAGGTTGAGCAAAAATTGTATCGTCAACCGTTGAAATAAGTTTTGTTTCAGCATCTGCATATGACATTGAAGTCTCCGCTGAAGAATACTGACCACCAACTTGGTTGAATATATCTAAACCAGCAACGGTTAAAACACCATTTGTATTTTGAATTAAACTCTTTATCTCAGATAGATAAACGTTTTGTCCTAATTCTCTTGTTTGTGGATTAAAGTATGCCGAAATCTTATCAATAACACTTGAAATTACTTGTCCTGAGTTTTGTGCCGAATCTAAAACGATTGAAACCTCAACACCTAAGTCAATAACCTCAGCAGTAAAGATTGAAATATAATCATTCATCATTCGATAGTTTGATAAATAATTGGCAATATTTTGTCTTAAAGTATTTGATACAATATTAGTTAACTTACCTGAAGTATCGTAAGATAATATTTGAATTAAAATTTTATTATCATTTTCCGTTATTGATACCTTAGCAGGAGCTCCGAACTCTGCCGGCATATTTCTAATCAACGACTCATAATCTTGAACGGTAACCGCTCTTTTTTGAGCTGAAAAGTTAAATGAAACATAATTTCTAATTTCCTCTAATGAAGGAACACCAGCTCCACCAACTGCGGCAGTTACATTAGTACATCTTAAAGAGTTAACTACTGATGAGTTTGTTGCCTCTGATGGACCATTTACTGAGAATGATACAGTACCAATTTGAGTAATAACACTTGTTCCCAAGTTTGTTGACAATCCACCACCAACTCTATATTGAATGAACAATGTCGAATTAGGTGTTAATGTTGAACCTAATGAAATGTTATTAGAATATCTTTGTAAATCCAAAGTAACCCCAAGTGTTGTAAATTGATTTAATTGGTCTTGAGCGGTATTTGTACCACCACCAAATGTCATCTTTTTAAATCCTTCAGGAGTATATTCTGTTATAAATCTATCTTGTGTTTGAATATATTTACCAACTTTAATACCTGGTTGGTCAGAAACTTTGGTAGGGTCTTCAATAAAAACTCTATCTTCAGCCAACGCATCAACCTCATACCATCTATTCGATAAACCTAAAAATTCTGCGGTTGTTGGAATATTTGTATATTCTGTTCCACTTTTTAATAATACACTTGTAACACCAAGCACATTCTTTTCAGGTAAAAATAATTCAAAGAATGGTTTAACATCATTCGCGCCAATTACTCTTTTAAACACTTTGGTTATACCATTAACAACCATTTCTCGTTTTGTAATTGTATAATTTACAAGAACATTATTAGAATTAAAATTTGGTATTTTTAATCTATTAGGATAACCTTGAGAATTATATGGTGAAGCAAAATCAATATCATAAACATTTTCAAATACAACACCAGCGCCAGTTACTTGTGAACCTCTTAATAATGTTCCAAGATATCTTTCATCTTCCTTATCACCAAAGGCAGGAACCGTAACTGAAAAATCAACTAAAGCAACTGATGGTCTTTGACCCGGTAATTTTAAACCATAAGTTCTTGCAATATTATAAATTGAAGACCTTTGTTGAGCATATTGTAATACAGTTTCCTGAATACTTCTATCAATTTGATAGTTTAAGTTATCTGCAACGGCAGCATTTAAATCAAGGAAAACCGAGAACACCGAAGCATCATTAAAATCCTGAATTAATTCAGGGTAATACGTTTTTACGTAATTTAATAATTCAGTTCTTATTCCTTGGAAATCTCTGGTTGTGTACGATATTTTGTTATTTGCCATTTCTATTAAATATTGATAATCACAAAATCACTCTGAGCAAATGTTGAACCATTTGTAGAATAATCTAATCTTATTTTTGCTGTATATTCTGATGTTCCTTTACCAGGAAATCTATAAACCGAAGATTCACTAGTTCCTGCAGAGTTTTGCCCTGTAGCAATGTCCAATTCTTCTTGTGGGTCTGCGGGTGTTATTGTTAAATTATTTATTAAAAGATTTGGCATAAAATTTTCAACCGCATCTCTAATGTCAGATTCAATAGCATTAAATGTTAAACCATCAAATGGTTCAAATAAAAATTCATACAATCTAGTACCAAAAGTTGGTAAATAATACCTTGAACCTTTTCGAGTTAATAAAAGATGAATCAAATCAGCCTTTATTTCTTGTTGTTGTAATTGGGTTAATTCTAAGTAATCACCCCTTTCAGAATCTCTGAATGGAAAATTAAGACCATATGTTGTACCGTTTGCCATATAACATAAATATACTTAGATTATTTTTTTATTGAAGTGTGAATATTTCTATTACCTTTTGTATGTGTAGGGTCAAAAGGACAATGTCTACAACCTGAACCACAACAAACACCCCTTCTTATATGGTATTCTTCTGTAAAAACCATATTACCAAACTTATCGTAGTAAAAATCAGAAGGGAGAAGTTTATTCGACTTCTCCCTTTTGTTATTATTTAAATCCATATTATGAATTATTTGATTTCACATCCAAGTGCTCCACACGCTATCTCACCACTTAAATCTGTTTCATCGCTCATCTCAACAACATTTTTTAAGTCGATTGAATGTAATTTTTCAAACATTTTTTCAAATTCTTCTTTGGTACAATCGGTAAATGGTGCTTGAGTATACGAACCATTATCGTAAGGTAATACAGATAGTCCATTGTAAAATTCTCTGTTGTTCCACATCCACTCACCAGCTAATTCCCAATCTTCAGGTTTTAAACTAATTGTTGCAGATACGTTATGTGTATTTGAACCAGTTCTGTGTCCAGGTCTAACCCATTCTTGTGTAATTTTTTTAACACGTTCTAATAATTGGAATGGACTTTCAGTTCTTAAGATAGAACCTTCAGGTGCTTTTTGTGGAACTGAGATTACCGCTGTATCATGTGGACGGAAATATTCATCCTCAACTAACTCAGGGTGATTTTCAGATAAGTATTTGTAAATTGCTTCATTCTTTCCAACACGAATACGACGAACGTAATAATCATTATGCCAAGCATGAATACCTGATGATGTTCCTAATGTTAACGATGTCGTTCCCGCAGGTTTAACCGTTGTTGTTCTTGCTGATTTGTTAATTCCAATTAAGGTAGCAATTCTTACATTTTCTTCTTTAACAATCTTAGCAGCTTCTTTCATATTATAACCTAATACAACACCTGAACCAATACCTGTCATAGATACACCAATTAAGGCATCTTTTTCAGTTGTTCTTTTCCAAATATCACGAAGATAATGGAAATTAGTATAACCCGCCTGTAATGTTCCGATGAACGCCGCCGCTTTAACACGACCATTTAAATCTTCTTGTGATTCAATATCAGAAACATTTACCTCACATAAGTTACAGAATTGGTTTGGACGAAGTGCGATTTCACAACAAGGGTTAGTTCCCCAATCTTTATCGTTTGTGAAATAGATACCAGGTTCACCTGCTCCTGATGCTTCAACACGTTTCCATAAATCCATAAAGAATTCTTTTGTAATTTTGTGTCTTAACAACGCTGCTGAGTTATTAGCTCTACCACGTTGTGGATTTTGTTCCCACCAAGAACCTGCCTTACAAGAAATCATTTCTTGGTCATCAGCAGAGAATAACGAAATAAGTGCCGCTCTTCTAATTCCACCTGCAAGTACTGCGTCAGCAATATGACAAACCATATCGTGAACTTCAATTGGAGATAATTTTTCACCATCTTCTTTTGCTTCCAACATACTTTTTAGTTTGTGAAGACAATCTTTCAATGGTTGAGGACCTGGTGCTTTACCACCTGATGTTACAAGTTGAGCTCCTTTTGCTCTGATATCAGAGAAATCAAATTCAGGAGTTGATAATTGGTCACCAAAGTATGACTTGAATAATACTTTAATCGCATCTGCCCATCCTTCGATTGAATCACCAATTAAGAATCTTCTTTTTCTATTTGCGTTTGGTTTTCTAATTTCAGGTAATTGTTCTACGTGATGTTTTTGTACTGAATAACCCACACCAGTACCACCTAATAATAAGAACATTGCTTCAGAAAAAGCATCCAAGTGGTCGATTGGTAAATAAGCACAATTATAAATTCTGTTTGGGCTTATTTCAATTGGTTTACCACCAAACTGCATTGACCTCATTGAAGGTAATACTTTTTTATCGTAAACGTATTTGTATGCTTCAACAATTTCCCCGCCTAATTCAGGGTACTTTTTGATGTGCATGTTCATATTACGCGTTACTAATTCTTCCCACGTTTCTCTCCTGTTGTATTCAGGGAGAAATTTTGCGTACTTCATATAGACCGTTAGGTCAGACAATATCTTTTGAGATGCGTCCATAGTTTTAATTTAAATTATTTATTTTATTTTTATTGCTGTTGTTCTCTTAATTTCCTTTTTTCGAGTAATTCTTTTACTCTGTCACGTTTTCTTTCTTCTTGTTGACCTTCGAATCCTAAGAAGGTAACTGAACTATCTGTATCAATTTCTAACAATTCGTTATCAAATTTACAGTTTTCAAACACAACCCCGTCTTTACCAATACGTGATTTGGTAATTGCGATGGTTGCTAGATTCATTTCCTTTTGTTGTAATGTTTTTGCCACGGAAATGATTACGTGTCCTACTTGAGCCTTTTTAATTGACCCACCCATTTGGTCGGTTGTTACAACTTCTGATGAAATTGATGACCTATTACCTTGTGTTGCTGTCCATCCCACCAATGATAACTCGTGACACATTGCTTCAAACCCTCTCATAACTGAACCCTCAGCTTTCCATTCATCTTTTGATGATGATTCTGGAACCACGCAATCAATATAATCCAATAGAATCAAATCCAATTTGTTTCCGTCGGCAATCATTTTTCTTACTTGGTTTTTAATTTGAGACATTGTCATTGAATCCGATGGTAATTTCTTTAACACCAATTCATTTTTCATTGTCTCTTTGATTTGCCCAATTTTTTCCATAACTTCTTCTTTATGTTGAACCAAGTTATCGGGAGCAATTCCAGTCCAAAGGGTAAAATGTTTTCTTTGAACAATCTTCGGGTTGTCCTCAAAGAAAATTTGAAGAACGTTATAACCCAAGTTAAATGCGGTGTTGGCAATCTTAGTTAAGATTGTTGTCTTACCAACTCCAGTTGGAGCAAGGATAACACCAATCTCACCTTTTGCCAAACCACCTTTTAACAATTTATCAATTCCTGGTATTCCCATTGGAATTGGATGTCTATAATCCTCATCCAAAACTGTATCCAAGTTAGAGAAAATATCGGTAATTCCCGTGTCTCTTTCTCCGACTTGTAATGCCTCACGAACGAGTCCTTCAACTTTATCATAAGATTCAAAATCCCCTTCATTAATAATTTTTTGAGCTCTGTCCATCGCCTTTTGAAGTTCCTGTTGTTTACAGAATTTCAAGGCTTTTTCTTGAACAAATAATGTTCCCTCATCGGGAGCATCTTTGATTTGCTTTAATGTGTCCAAGACAATCTTGGCAACAAGTTCTTGAGTTATTTCAGATTTAACAATCTGCTCAAGAGTTTCAAAGTTGGGAGTAGATTCATATTTTTTGTGATACTCCTTAACCATCTGTAAGATGATTTTAAAGTATTTGTTATCAAAATATGAGCTCTCAATTACGTCCATAATTGTGGTAGAGAACTCTTTGTCTACAATAATTTGGTTTAAAAGTTGTAGCTGAAATGTGTTCCCTAAGTAATCAAAATTCTTATTCATATTGCGTTTTCTCTCCCCTTGTTTTATTAAATATTTACTTACTTACCTTAAAGTCTAAAAATTAAAACTTAATTTTTTGTCTGAAAAAATGTCAGTTAAAGACCTTAAAACATCTTTGATAATTGGTCGTACGTCAACTGTATAACGAACTTTTGGTGGAAATAATTTTCCGTTAAAAACTCTATGACAAATTGTCTGCTCTCCCAACTTGATGAAAATGTTAAAATCTTCAGGTCCATCGGTGAACGATGTGTCCATAACTGCGGGGTCATTCACAATTGAATCTTGGTAGTCCAACATATAGATTACCGTCTTCATTTTTAAATAATACTCCAACTCATCTTGTAATGATTTAACATACGAATACAACTCACTCGAGTTCTTCGAATTAGGGTTATATCCCCTTACGTTAAAAAATCTTTGAACAACAATGTTGCCATTCAACGTCAATAGAAATTCCATCTTGGTACTTTCTTGCTCTTTCATAATTTTACTTTTGGTTTGTGTTTCTTTTTTCTTTTCTTGTTAGTTTCATAAACGGCTTAAGGAATTCAACCCAAGCCTCATCGTTCTTTGGAAGATATTTGAATAGACCATCGTCCATCATCATTCTCATCAAATTACGATATCCCCTATCTGTGGGGTCAATTGTGTCGGTTAAGATTTGTGATACCAATTCTTTCCCTTCATCTGTGATTAATGGATTGGATAAATCCACAATCTTTAAGTTTGTTTTGTAGTATTGTTCTCCAAATATACCACTTTTTGTCTTACCAGTCAAAATATTTGACAAAGTTTTTGATTTGTTGGTCTCTGATAATACCTGAGCTGAACCCATAATTTCCTCTACATTAAGAGGTTGTTTTGTTATTTCAGGGAAAAACTTAATTAAAGTTTTTTCTCCTAACCCCTCGATTCCATTAATATTGTCCGATTTATCCCCCGTTAAGATTTTACATAATAAAACATTATAGTGAGGGAATTGAACTTTATTAAGGGTAATCATATCCCCCTGTCTAAAGTATTGTTTTGCATTTGGGGAGTAGATGGTCACTCTCTCGGAGATAAGTTGTGTGAGGTCTTTATCTGAGGAAAAAACGATAATATTCTCGTCCTTTGCCATCTGACAATAATAAGCAATAAGGTCATCGGCTTCGTTATTAATTAACTCAACCTGTCTTACAAAAACTTCTTCAAGATATTCCTTAACTCGTGATTTTTGATTTAGATATGATTCGTACTTATACTCATTCATATCTTGTCTTCTATTGGCTTTATATTGGGGATATAAAGCTTTCCTTACTGATGAATTAGAATCACCATCCCAAAACACAATTACCTTATCGTGGTTATGTTCCTCAAGGAATTTGCGAATGGTGTTTATAAAATGATAAACACCACCCACGTGGTCCCCGTCGCTAAATAATTCTTTAACTCCGTGGAATCCTATTTTAAATAAATTATCTCCGTCTACTAATAGTGTATTAATCACAATCGTGATTTAAAAGGTGTAACAATAAAACTAATCTTCTTTTTCTTCTTTCAAGTCAAAATCTAAAGAACTAACTCCAAGAATATCTTTCCAATAGTCAGCATATTCTTTTTTGTATGATTCAATAGATTCTTTTTCTTCAGTACTATCCTTACCCGCCAAAAATCCGTGAGGTGTTACAATAATCTTTCCATCTTCATAACCCAAACCATTGATGTGGTTTTTCATAACAGATACCTTTGTTCTTGAAGCGAACTTAACACTTCGTTTGTCTTTGGTAGCAGTAATCTTTGTTGTTCCCGCTCCCTTTTGATTTCCAAATAAGAATACCAAAGATGAGTTTAACCAAATTGCTTCACCACCTTTTGCTTTAATTTTTGGTTGACCAAAAGGATTATCAGGTAATTCAACCCAAGGTTGATTAACGATAACCAATGTGTTCTCAAATTTTGAATCCGCTTTACGTGAACCTGAAATACGTTGGTTAATACCCATACCAATTTTGTCGGCAAGTGTTGATGCGTTGTGTTGCTTTCCACCTTTACCTTCGAACGTCATCTTACAAGGAACTGAACCAACAGAATCCCATAAGAATAATAAACTATAATCTAATTCACCTTTTTCTTGTGCATCCAATAATGAATTGATATAATCTGTAATTTGTTCGATGTAGTTAAAGTTGTTGTTGAAGATATAAAATCCATCCCAATCAACTTCACCCGTTGTTTCATCAACAACCTCTTCACAATCAAAACCCATAAGTTTTGCGTGTTCAAAAGACCATTTCTGTTCCGTAATAATAAACACAGGTAATATACCTTTTTTCTGAGCATCCACCGCAGTTTTAACCAAAGCAGTTGTTTTTCCCGTATCAGAGTGACCCAAGAACATATTCAAATGTCCAATAGCCGGACCAGGTAATCCAACAGCATCCAAGAAATCAGAACCTAAGTCAAAAAATCTTTGTGGTTTATATTTTGCAGAAGTGGAAAACTTCTTTTTAACTGAACTGAAATCGTTCTTTTTAATTGCCATGTGTGATATAAATTAAATCATGTATGGTACCATACAAGATACCATACATGATGTGTTTTGTTTATTAGAAAGGTAATTCTGTATCAACCTCAGCGTCAGCTTGTGGGTCAACTTCTTCAACTTTTTCTGCCGATTTTTTACCACCGATAGTAGTTGTTTCTTGAGATGAATTTTCATAAACATATCCACCCTTATCTGAATCCCATTTTGGTGTTTCACCACGAGCGATTGCTTCAAGATAATCAACAGGTTTTTTAGAATATACATCCAACCAAGTCATCTCGTCATTAATCCAAGCGTTAGCTTGAACTTTGTCTTCATGAACAGGAGTTGGGTCATCATACATGATTGTAGAAATACTTGTGTATTCTTTACCTGCTGGTGTTTTAGATTTACTTAATTCGATAATAAGGTCACGTCCTTTTTCAGGGTCAGTGATATCACCTTTGTTTCTCCAAATCGGAATGATTTTATCTAAGATACCATCATTCTTGTAGTTGTGTTTAAATCTCCAAAATTTAACACCATCAGCTTCGTTATCACGGTCGATAACTTTAACGATGTAAAACTTACGAGACTTGTATTGTTTTGCTAATTCTTTGTCAGATTCTTTACCCGTAGACATCAACTCTTCGTAAACCTCATTCAAAGGTGAACGTTCGTTGTCATTTTTTCCTGGGTCAAAGAATTTGTTCCATTGTCCACCAACTTGAATTTCGTGGTACCATGCTTCTTTGAATGGTGAAGAACCATCTGGTGTTGGTAGAATACGTATTCTACGTTGTCCTGATTTCTCTTTGTCAGAAAGGATACAAGCGAAATACTTTTTCATTCTTTCGTCTTGTGACATTTTACCTTGGGCTCCGCCCCCACCTTGTTGTGATTTTTCGTACTGTGCCAATACGGCGTCTAATGAACTCATCATATGTATAATTTTTAAATTGTGTAATATAAATATACGCCAAGTTTATCACTTTGTCAAATAAAAAAAGGTCTTTATTACAAGACCCTTTAAATTATTTAATACCAATACAATACGAGATTATCTCATATTATTATCAGGATTACTTGACGGTTGGAATGAACCTTTAATATCATTCACATTAATATCCGTTACTTGGTCAGGAGTTAAAACATAATCATTTTTTCCCGTCTTTTCCATATCTTCTTTCTTATCATCAAAGAAATCTGAAAGTTTTTGATTAAATGGATATGAATCATAGGTTCTTAACTCCAATTTTTCTTGAGGGGTTTTTTCTCTATACTTTTCAATCTTGGTTTCAAGGTCGTTAAGTTTATTCATAATCGCATCCATCTCACCTAATCTTGATTCCAATTTATTTATTTGACCAAATAAATTTTCAAAGTAATCGTCTTGTTTTTTTTCAATATTTTTTTGAGAATCAACCAAATCAGTTACATCAAGTTCTTCACTTCCACTTTCTTCAGTTTCAGTTTTTTCTTCAGTCTCACCTTTTTCGTCAACCTTTTCAACATCAGGGTCATTAGCCACATCGATAACCGCAGGTTCTGCCATTTCAGGTGCCGCAACTTCTCCACCAGGAGCAGGCGGGGGAGCAATTTCACCAGGAGCAGGTGCCATTAAAGCATCTAACTCTGTAGGTTCAGGAGCAGCTTGCTCTGTAATATATCGATTGATACTTCTGTATCTTTCAATTTCGTTTAATATTTTTTTATCTATTGCCATTATTATCCGTTTAATAATTGTTTAACACCTCTTGATGTTTCTACTCTAACTTGTCTATTAGCAGTAGTCATATGACCAGCTCTTTCAATTAAGCCGTCTCTTTCTCTTACAGTATAACAGTCACCAGTATCTAAATCACATACTTGTTTAGTTCCGTCTCCGTTATCTTCTTCAGAATATCTAACTGATTTTCCTAAGTAATTGTCTAATGTTGATTTTAAGCTCATAAAAATCTTTTTAATATAAATATATCGGTTATGTGTTAAATTATGTTAATGTTGAATGTAAATGATTGGAACGCTGGAGGTATTATATTGTTGGGGTCAGCAAATGAGTTTGGCGATAAAGCCAATAAAGATATTTTTGACTCAACTGACGATATCTGATTAAATTCAACATCATCGTTCATAGTTTGTTTTATAATATTTAAAATATCAGTACGATTAACACTAAATGATTGTTTATTAGAACTAACATAAGATGCCAAGTCATTTGAGAATTCTCCTTCAGCCACGACAAAATCAAATGTTGTATTGTTTGGTCCCTCCGCTTTTTTAATTGCTCTCCAAGTCCATTCAGTTTGACCTGATAATATATCCCAAAGACCCGCGTCCGGGTTAATTGTAACCAATAACGAATTAGTACTACCATTAGAATTATATGTGATTGACCCATTCATAACTAATGGGCCTGTTTGTTGTGGTTGTGTGTTGGCATTTAAAGGAACACCTGGTACTGATGTTGGTGGTTGTGGTTCGGTTTGCAATGGATTATAAGTAAAAAGATTTGAACTTATTACATTACCATTAATACTTCTAATAACTATTGGATTTTGTTGAAGATTTGTTAACCCATTATTATTATAAGGCACAATAACATTTAAATTTGTACTAGCATTAATTGTAAACTCAGTCGTTGTAACATTATTAATAGTTATTCCGGTCGTAAGTTCTAAGTCAGTTCCAACAATACTTAATATTGTTTGTTTAGTACCCGTTAATGGTGAGAATGAAATTATTGTTGGAATAGGACAAACAGGTGTTGATGATGGTGTAGTATTCAAGTTATTTGGAACTGGAGTTACGCCAGCATTTACATTTATATTAAGAGTGAGTGTGTTTTTAGTTGAAAGTCTTAGGTCTTGTGTGGCAGAAGCATCTAATTTAGCATCCGCAGCACTCTTAAATGCATCTTGGAATGTTTTACTTAATTGTGTAAACTCACTCACTTCTTTTGAATCAAAATACTCTTCCGTAACACTAGGGTTAGACCAATAACAAGCATAATATTTAGTAATACCTAATCCAGTATCACCATAAATTCTATCAATATCAGTTGTTAATGATGAAATCATAAAATCAAGAAACTTATCAATTGATTCAAAAATTGCAATAGGTTTAGAAACTTTACCGTTTAATTTTTGAACGTCAACACAGGCACTTTTTCCAGGAACAAAATAATCACTTCTACTATAATAATCTTTAGTTAATTCTATTATGGCGTAATTATTATTATAACCATTAAATGTTTTCCCTTTGAATGTTTTAACATAACAAATCATATAGATTAAAAGTTGTAATCTAGGGTTTGATGTCTTTGCTTTAATCGCATCCACTAATTGTGTTGGATTTAATGATGTACCTAATGTTGTTACAAAATCACCATAACTGATATAAGCAGGAACCAAACCATTAATACAACTATTTGTTGCAGCAGCAACATTATTTCCTGTTTGTTGTATTTGAGCAGCTTTATTAATTTCAGTAATCCTTTCACTAACCGTACTGTCTTTTTTAACTTTTAATAATGACTCAATTTGTGTTAATAAATTTTGATTAACACTTTGTAAATAATTATCAATCGCAGGCAAATCATAAATTCCTTGTCTGATACCCGAAAAACTAGTTTGGAATATACCAGGTTGTACCGTATGTTTAACTTCTGTAATTAAATAAGGTCCATTAAACAATGGAACGTGTCTTAAATTAAAATACATTGTTGGTTGAATTAACGCATTTCCCATTGAAACAACTTGACAAGTATAACTTCTTTGTTTGTAGTAATTATAAATGCCAACATTTTGAGTTGTACTATTTCTTCCATTAGCTTGGTTGCTCATATCTAATTCAGCCAATATCGACTCTGAAGTTGCTTTACCACTATCCATTGAAACGTTAAATGAATAAAATATATTTTGATTTCTAATACCCAAATCAACATTAAATCCAACACACCTATTTGACAACGCATAATCGCTTTTATTTTGCCAATCTTCCATTAACGGATTATCTGAAGCTCGTCTCATCTCAAACGCATCATCTCTATATCTAGAATTACCCTCAGGTAAATCCAAATATTGTGATGGAAGGCCAGTATAAAAACAAACCATTTTTGGTGTTGATTTTCTATAGTCAACATCTAAAAATGTTCCCCACATATTATCCGCAAACTTTAACGAACCTTCTTTGTTTTGTGATATTGTTGTACCATCAACTTCTTGAATATTATAAAAGTTAACATAAGAAGGTAATGGCATAACATTAAACTTATTGTTAATCAACATACTACTTAAAAAAGTAAAAACACTCATACGTAAATTCAACGCTTTGTTATTTTCTACATCACCAAAAGCGTCTCTAAGAGCAAAAATATCAATAATAATAGTATCCCCAATATTTCTTGATGCTCTATCTAAAAACATAAAGTCCTCAAATAATGTTTTACTTTTATAATCAGAACCCGCAATCCACTTATCATTTAATGCTTTAAAGACTTCATAATTCTCAACTTTACTTTGTTGTCCATCAATAACACTCTTAATTGTTTTTTCAGGTAATTGGTCTTGATTAGGTAATTTATCTCTTACTTGTGTTAGTAATGTATTCAATAAATCGTTTTGAAAATTTGCAGTTTGTTGTAAATAACTTTGAATTGTTTGTTTAAACCCATCACTTGTTATACTTGGAGAATATAATTTTTGTGTGGCATACATCTTAACTAAAGGAGCACATAATGTAATATTTTGGGTATTGAATCCAATATTATTATCAATAAAGAAATCAGTTATGTACGAACCACTATCACTATAAATTAAATTTTGAATTGTTGAAAATCCGACTTCAGTTTCTAATGTTGCCCATTGTTGTGGATAAGATAATTTAGATTGTTCTAAAGTTATTGTTCCTCCACCAGGTAATGTATTAAAAACATAAGGGTCAAATTGAATTGGGTCAACAACAGTTGGTGTTGTTAAATTTTGTGATAAAAACGAATTAAATATTCTTCTTTTATAGTTTGCAGGATTACCATACTTTAATAGAACATCATACTCTAAGAAAGACTTCATCGTATTAGTAAAGACTCCTAATTGATTTTCAGCTAACACATTAAAATATTCCTCGTTTGTTGTTGTTGATTGTTTTGTCGTAACACTCATCAAACTTCTAAAAAGATATTGGAAGTTTTTATAAACAGCGTTAATATCAACAGGTGAAACACCAATTGCTACTTGAACTTGTGGACCTAAATCAATATCCGCAATAGGTTTACAAAAGTTTAAAAACTCTTGTTCCAATTTATCTAAAATACTTCTATCAAATACAGAAAAGATTTCCTCTATTTTACTATATTCATCACTCGATAATAATGTGAATGGAGCTTGACTTGATGTGTTTGGTAATATTTTATTAACATATGAATCAGGTTGTGGTTTTACAACTTGATTGGCATCGAAATAACCATAGTTTGGTGTTGACCACAATAATCTAACAGAACCATTATACATAGATTCGTTATTTGTTAAATCAACTTTGGTTGCTCCATTTGAAACGCAATTTAATTCGGCTTGATTTGCCAAAACTGAACCAAATGATGGAACAACAAAATATTTTGGTCCTGTAACCGCAATTGATGGTGGTACCTCACAGGGTTCACTACTCGTAGTTGGGTCTTCAATATTATCTGGTAGAATTACTGACCAAGTTTGAAAATTAAGTGTTGTGTTATTTTGTGTTGCATTAAAATTAGAATCATCAAAGTTATAAACTTTCATACCTTCATTAACACTCTTCTGTATTTCTTTGTCGGTGTAATTCACATATAAATCATATCCCTTATAAAATACGTTAAAGTCATTAATAACTTTAGGGAAAAATCCTGTTTGAATTTTAATGTTTGAGGTAGTTTGTTCTTGTAAAGTTATTTGTTTAACACCGTCAAATGTAAACTCATATGTCTTTGTTTCGGCACTTGTAATAGGGTCAAAGTTTTCTTTGTAGTTAAAGTTTTTCCAAGCGGAATCAATAATATCAACACCTTGTTCTTTATATGTTTTATATCTATACCAAACAGAACCTAATTTAAGAATCCAAGCATAAGGCATTTTATGAATAGCACCAAACTTTTTAAAACAAGAAGCAATATAATCTAAATCATTTGAAGAATCTAATGTCTTATATCTTTCTCTTAATGACGCTAATGGTAATGAATTCAAGAATAAATAAGCCGCTTGGATATATGGGTATTTATCATTTCTTCTCCAATTATAAACACCATTCTGTATTGCATTAATAAAATACGGAGTATTAAGTATTGATGTAATTGTTTGAGTTGATAAACTAAGTGTTGGTGAAATGTAATTAACATAACCCTCTGTTGGTACAAAATCAGATACCTCTCTACCTTTAAAGAACGCATCCAATCCAACAATATTATTTAAACTTGGTGTTGTTGGATTTAAATATGAAAAGTTGGTAACAGGTCGGTTTGTTGTTTTATTATAAACACTGGTAAAATTGGCAATAACATTTCTCTCATCAAATACTGTCATTACATTTTTAGTATCATACACTAATTCACCTTTACTAAGATTACTTGAACTCATATTGTTTTCAACCCAAGAAGGATTAGTAAACGGATATGTGTCAACAACCAAAGGAGTATTTGAAGCGTTTTTAACCAATTGAGTTAATGCCTCAGAACTTGGTGATTCTTGAGGGATTTTACCTAAATCTTTTATACTAAGAATATTAAACGAATTTTCTGTGAGATTTTTAATATAAGGTGTTACAAATAAATCTCTACTAAATTCTTGATAAGACCTACCAGTTCCATCATTTGATATTGATTGTAAAAACAAATCATAACTTGGTTCACTTAAATTCCAGTTTTTTAATTTGAATGTAATATACGGTGAACTAATTCCAAGACCTAAAACAATATTATTAGTCTCTGTTTCAATATTTAAGTTAATTAATTGATTACGTTGATTTTGGTTTGCTCTAATAAATCCAGAATAGTTTGAGGTTAAGAATTGTCTTTCCCATATTTCATAGAAAAATTTAACTTCTTCTTTATTGGCATAAGCAAGACCAATTGAAGGAAATTCAATTGCATTTATATTAATTACCTTAGTTGTCTGTCCATTGTCGGTTGGTGGTTGAACAATAGGAGGATTAAACTTTTGAGTTAAACCTCTCATAAACTCTTCAACAAATTCAACCTCAGGCCATTTTTCATACAAATAACCTTTAGTAACTCCAACAACAGATGGGTCACCAATATATTTTAATTGAAATCTTCCTTTTTTATCATCAGGAGTTTCAACAAAAAATTGAGGCCAAGGATAAACAGGTATTTGTGAATTGGCATAATTTGAATTATTATTTAATGCAGTTGGAGCAACAGGAACATTACCACGAGTGTCGGTTCCTTGTGCCGCAGTTTGATTATTTATAATTACTTCTTTTCTAACTGGGTCATACTTAACATTCCAAGCGTTGGTATGTACATCATCAAGTAATCTAATAAACCCTTCTGCCGATGCCATAACAACCGCACAAATATTTCTAACACTAGGTTTAAATCCAATACCTGTATCTGAGTTTTCAATTTTTCTTGCCAAATCTGCCGATATAACAGTTTCATATTCCGATAGTTTTTTGTTGGCCTCAGTTTCAATTTGTGATATTGTTCTATCAAATTTATCCTCACCATCAAAAACATACAACGGTTCGTTAATTTTTGAAACTTTAGATGGGTTTTGTTGAGTTCCTTTAGTTGTTTCTTGAAAAGGTCTTAAAATATCTTCAATATATTTTTTTATATTAACTAAGTCTTCATTAGTTGGAGAAGTAATTCCAGTTTGTTCTTGAAGTGTCTTTAACAAATCAACACTTTCAAAATCAATATCAATAGTAAACATACCATATACAATACTATTTTTAATTGGGGATAAACCTTTTTTACCTAAAACAGGATTTGATGCCAATAAATCATTATACTCCTTTATTTGACCATTTAATAAACTTTTTGCCGTTTCTCTAACTTGAGCATTTGCTGGTGTTAAATATTGGTTTTTAAATGTATAAACATATTGACCTGTAACCAAAACAATTGGTTTTGGGTTCATATATGTTTTAAACCAAGAATTAGAAGCTCCTCTAATTTGATTGAAATATGCTGATAGAACATCTTTATATTGTCTAATATCAGTTAAAGGTTGAACATTAGCCGGAGGATAAGAAGCAATAATTGATTTTTCAAAATTACTAAGTTTACTCATTAATTGAGCAACCGTTAACTCAGGGAAGTCCTCAGGAATTAATTTTTTGGCTTTATATTCACTATAAACCTCAACTATTTTTTCATAACCTCTTTCCGATACTATTTGTGTTACAACATTATCTTGGCTATTTGTTGGTTCTGAAACTCTAACACCTAAAGCAGATGAATTTTTTCCTAACTCTAATGTTCCTGTCGGTCTCGAAACATCATATCTTGTACTATACATATGTGGTGTCGCCAACAAGTTCCCAATAGAAATTTCATTAAGAATATTAAACTTATATCCAACAAACTCTAATCTAACTTGGTAGTTACCACTGAATGAGTTATAACTAGCGTTAAATGTTCTAAGATTTAATTGGTATTTAATGGCTTGACCATAATAACCTTTAAGGGTTAAATAAAACGGACAATATGGTAAATTAAAAAAGGCTGCGTAAGGTGAACTATTACCTAATTGAAATAATGCTCTACCTTGAATATCCTCCAATAAAATTGTTACAGTAGGAATAAATGAAGTGTTTGTACTGACCTCAATTGAGGTTATACCCAATAAACCACTATCAACAACTTTCCCTTCTTCAACAGGTGACATTTTCTTATAAGCTTGGTTATTTGGACCAATTATTGTCTCCTCCTTTAGTTGATTAACACCTTTTTGATTTATAGAATCTTTACCAGTTAATTCATCATAATAACCAGTACTTAAGTAAGTTCCTTCTGTTGGTCTTAAGAAATTCATCTTAGCAACTGAAATGGTTCTAATTCTATCTTCGGGACTACCACCAACAGATAATTTTGTTCTTGGTACAACTTCAGCCTCTAAATTGGCATACATAACCAAATTTTCGTGGTCAACCAATCTTTCCGCAATATTACCAAACGCATCAATTGTTTTGTTAGGGTCAACAACAATTATGTTGTTGTAATCAAAATCAACCAATATGTTTCCACTGTTATCTCCTGGTCTGTTACCTGCCATAATAATAAAAATAATTATCCAACGCCGCTTTATAGTCTTGTAATGATGGTAGTAATGGATAAGGAATAATCAATACAGCACCATCATATATATTATTTTCAAGTCCACCAAATTGAGGATTACCTTGTAATATCAACCAACCAAAATATGGTGAGTTATAATATTCTTGTGATATAATATCTAATCTACTTTGAGCAACTTTATAAATGTAATTTTTATCTGTGGTTTTTTGTGGCAAGTCAACAAAGGGGACAACAGTTTGTTCTCCATTAATTAAAAATTCACTATATCTGTTATAATATTGAAATGCCATTATAATAGTTTTGTTTTAGACACATAAGTTAATGGTGAAACTGCATCATTCCAAGTTTTAGTAATAGTATTTAAATTACCAAATTGACCTAACCCTTTAATCAATGTTATTTGATTTTCACTATTAGCGTTTTCTGTTGTATAAGTAAACACTCGTTTTTTACCTTTAGTATAAGGAGTAAACTTTAAAAACGGAACCAATTCTTCCTTTTCTTTTTTATCAATTATTCCCCTTGTAATTTTATTTTCCTTTTCAAAATTTGGTTTTGTTTGTGTTATCCAATATTCATCAAACGCATCCACCAATTTTTTTCCATTATTTCCAATTAAGTCAACATTACTAATAATATTACCAATTAATGCATTTCTAAATGTTTCTTGTTTTTTTGAATCAATAACGTCATTTGACATTAACATATAAACTCTTCTTAATGATAAATTCTTGTTAGTAAATACCTCTGTTTGGAATGGATTAAAAACATCTTTTGTTTTAATTTTTGTAGAATTAGGAAACACTAATGGCCCCGAATAACCCTCAAAAGTAGTCTCAGTAATTATTGCTTCATTAAACGCATAAATACTTTCACCAATTTTTTTTATATCGTTTTTTAATTCTTCTAGTGTTGTTGAAACACCTGAAGTAGTATCAACATCACTAGTTCCAGAAGTAATGTATGTTGTTATTTGTCCATTCTTTTTGGCAAATCCATCGGTACCAGTATCTGTAAATCCCGGAACTTCATAAATAATTGTATTAATTCTTGATAATTTTGGAATATAAACTTGTTGAGCGTTTACCATTCCTTGAGTTATCATAGTTACAGGATTTTGATATACACCTTTTTTCTCTTGCAAGAATTTAACATAATTGTCTTTAACTTGACGAATAACTTTATTTGAAAAACTAAACTTTTTTTCATTTAAAAATTGAATGAACCCTTCATCATCACCTTTAACATCCGCAATTAAATCTGAAAATATTTCGTCAATTCTTTTTTCAACATTGTATGGTTTTCCAAATAGTTCTACGTTTGAAGGTGTGGGCGTTAAATCCAAGGCAAATTCTCCATCTTTATAAGTTCTTTCTAACATCCATTGTTGTCTTAAAGCATTATTATATTGATTAACACATTCTCTATTTTTATTAACAACATTTGTGAAATATGTTTGAGTATCCGTAATTAAATCATCCATAAAAGTTTGATAACTTGTTGTACCTGAAACAATATCTCCAGAATTAACCGTTGTTATTATTGTACCAACCGTCGATTCATTTGTTTGACCTTGATTAGGTAATGCGTCGTTAAGTGTTGGAGGTGGAATATTTTTATTAGCATCTAAAATTTGTTTATCAATAACCTTATAACTATCATCTGTTGGTGTTGCTCTATCGTCATAAATTTCAGTATTAGCATAATAGTTAAATGTTAACGCATTCTGTAATTTATCAACCGATTCTTTTAATCCACTACCACCAACAAAGTTAAATCCCATAGTAACAATGGCAATCATAGGTTGAACACCAATACCTTCAGGATTAATATCTAACTCTTCATAGGTAAATCCTAAACTTGTTGGAATAATTTTTGTATTATAAAAGTCACCAATTCTTAATACTAAAACAGGAGGTGCTCCAAAAGACGTGTTTGTGGCGTTGTTGTATTCTAAAACATCTTTTCCACCAACAGATTTAACTGTAGGTATTGTATCTCCAGGTCTCATACATTGTTGTAAGAATGTAAGTCTAGAATTTAATCCTTCAGGTGTCATTGAGTGAAAAGCCGGTTGGAAAAACTTTAATTTTTCTTTTAAGTTATCATAAACCATCGGAGTTTCTTCTTTTATTGTTTCAAAATAATCACACTCAGATAATAATGCCCTTAATACTCTTTTACTAATATTATCTCTAACAACAACTTTTTGTTCTAAAACATTCTGAGTAACCGTCTTAGTTACAACATTACCAACGGTAACATCTGTTTTTGCTTGTTGGGCCTCCGATGGTGGTTTATTTAAATCAGACTTAATACTTGAAATAAACGCTCTTCTACACGCCATAGCATTTGTTGAAAATATTTTTTCTGTTGGAGACAAACTATCAGCATCGTTATCTGTACAGTTAACTTTTTCACCACTAATAAATTTTTTTTCAAGGTCAAATTTTTGAACTTGGGACACGACTTCACCTTCAGCAACTCTTGTAAATAACAATCTTGATTCTTCTACAAATTGTTTTATTTCAGTTTTTCCAGTCATATATGTTATTGCAGAATCAATACGTCTTTCCGATAACTTTTTATTATAATCTTTTTTTGCTGGTGCTGAAGCACTACCAGCTATTGTTATTGTAACCGTTCCCGGATAATTAGACATTTGAGTTTTTAACTCATTTATAAAATCATCAATCTTATCTTTGTTTGGTTTAATTACCGATTGAAAAAAGTTTGTTGTTTGAGCGACAACACTATTTGGACCATAAGTTCCTTCTCTACTAATATATGGTGTATACGTGTCCTCATAATTAACACCAAGTTGTGTTGGAATATCATTATCAAAATAAAACCCTAAATCATTATATGCCATTATTTTATTATTAGCATCTGTAACACCGGCAGTTCCTTGAGCCACCGCATCTATATTACCAACAGTCTTCACAGCATATTCAACAGATTCTTTTGATAATTCTTTTGAAGTAATGGCTTGTTGAATTTGAAATAAATCATCTTGTTTTATTGTATAATATTTCTTAGCAAGTTCATATAAATCATATTTCCTACATCCCGCAAAGAACGATTCCAAAATACTATCGATTCTTACTTTATTGGTTTCATTATTTAAAACCTTGTTAACAATAACATTTAACGCTGACGGATGGTCAACAACAATTTTCCAAGTTAAAGTACCCGTTCTTGAAGTATTCTTATAAGTATAAATTGGTTCGGGTCTTCCCAAAAATTCATTAGCATTCCAGTTAGCATTAACACTTTCAGTAAACGTTAATGCATATGGAGGGAACCACATTACTCTACCACCGTTAGGTCCTCTTTCACAAACCGGCAAATCAGCAACCGCATAACCCGGAGCGTTTGACGTAGCCCAAGCCAAGTTCTCAATCGAGAACATATATTTCTTGGCATAACCATTATTATCATTTCCAATTAAGTTTGTCGAATCTTGACCACCTTCTTGTTTGTTTGGAGCAATATTAAGGTTATAGGTATTATCCAATACCGAATAAGAAAATCTTCTACCCTGTGTTGTAATACCATCAGTTTTTTGTAAGTCATTAAATTGAAGATATGGTGTATCTTTGGCAAAAACTCGGCAATATTCCGTACCAACTTCTTGTCCAATTGAACCGATGTATGAAAGAACTCTAGAACCCTTTGTAATCTCTTTATAACCATCGTGAAAGACCTTACTCACTTGGTCAATAGCATTACCTACATGTTGTAATCTTTTACCACCTTGAGGTTGGCTATCGATAATTCTTTGGGTGTCATCTAAAATTGAACCTTCACGATATACTCTATTTGTTGATTCAGTTGAGTTGTAAGATGAGGGCTTAAAGTCTTCATCTTGATTAAAGATTGCTCCACCAAGACCAACTTTTTTACCGGCATTACCTTTATACTTTGGAGAAACCCAAGTAAATCCACCCTCAATACCACCACCATTACTATATGTAGGACCATTAGCGCCAAGTCTAACTTCTTGTGAAGGACCTTCATAAAGTTGAGCAAGTTCTTGTGGTCCATAGACCGGCATTTGTTGTTCCTGACCATAGGTATTTACAGGTAAATCTCCTGATGGAGAAAATACTCTTGACGGGTCAGAGGTAATAGAACCTACATAGTAATCACTATTATTGGTTGTTGAACCAACAATCGCCCCGCCCAATCTGTCAAATAAAGTTCTATCAAAACTTGGTTTATATTTGTTAAAATCAATATTACCAAATAAACGGGACTTTTGTCCACTACCCAAATTGTTATAAAACAATTGTGAACCTGTGGTATTTGCTCCCAATAAACCAGTTAATAATTTTCCAACGGTAGATTGTCTATAGGCGTTCTGTAATTGTTGAATTGTTGTTGGTTGACCTGGATTAATACTTGGGTCAAAATATGAACCAGGAATTGTAGATACAGGTAAAATACTACCAGCAAGTCTTAAAGCAAAATCACTAGCAGCAAGAATTGGATTTGAAGAAATTGTAATCTTATAGTTAGGTTCAATTAAAGGAACTCTACCGGTTACAAGACTTAAAATGTCTGTTCCACTTCTTACGT